ACAATCCAGTGGGTTGTGGTGAGTGTCAGGCTCAAGGCATGATTGCTTGGGATAAAGACTTTCACCAAGGAATCATTTGGCAGGCAATCAATAAATTAATCGCTGACAACAAGTTGGCAATTAAAGAAGCTGAGGTGACAGATGAAAATTAATATTGAGATTGAAGACAATATTGCAAAGCCAATTGGTAGTAGAGGTAGAAAATCATTGTTAGATGCAGACACCATTAAAAAATTAAAATCGATGGAGATAGGTCAAAGTTTTGTGGTGTTAAAACAAACACAGGTTGCTTCTATACAAATGTGGGGTCGAAAGGTTGGTAAAAGATTTAGTTCAAACAAAATTTACGCAGGTGAAAGAAAAGACAAAAACTTTTACTTTAGAGTTTGGTTAGAAGGTAATTGCAAACCTGTCGAGCCTAAACCACAAAAGCGTGATTACACTAAGAATCAACCTGAGTCCTTTGGGTCTTTGTCAACAAGCAAAGTAGAATCAGATGGTGTGGGCAGTGCGACTGAACGCTCCAAGGTGCCCAATGAAATCTTAACTTTGGTTGAGCTCAAAGAAGAAAACAGAATGATTGTTGAGGACTTAGACAAGATTAAAAGAATTTTAAAAGAAGAGTTAGGGTATCAGGACTTTAATTTTTCATACACAAGACTTAATGAGGAGGAGTCATGAGTGAATACTTTAGAACACTGGACTTATTGTTTCAGTCAAACTACCAAGTCATTAGTGCTGATGCACTTAAACGAATCATGCAATCTCGTATTAAACGATCTATGTTAGAGGTTAAAACTTACGATGGGAACATGGACACAGTGGATCATGTCATAGAGATGTGGAGGAACAAGGCTTTGTTTCATACCACTGTGGATGAAAAACAGAAAAAGATGTTGGTGTGTTTGTGAGCAAGCACCCAATCTTCATTGTGATCTCAACATTCATTACTGGTTGCAAAACTATAGATTCATTGCACAACTTCTATCGGATCAATAAGAAACCAATAGAGTTATTGCGATCTAGTGATGAGGGTCAGTATCAGGAGTTGATAGATTTATTTGGTAAACATAAGGAGACATTATGAAAAATATATTTGAAATTGCAAAACAAGTTAAAAAAGAAATGTTAGTGGTTGAATCGTTAAAAATAATTAATGAAGAATATAAAAAACAAGAAAAAAAGTTTATTGATGATTACAATAGTGTATGTCGCTACGCTTTTGTGCAGGCACATAAAGAAGATATACCTCAAGAAAAAGTGTTAGAGAAATATAAAAAACAATTCAACAAAGATTTTTTAGAATGGCAAGAAAAATGGGAACCCTACAAGAGTTTAATTATCTAAAATGAGGTCCTGTAAACCAAACAACTAACACAAGGCGTTCACCTTTGGTGATCTTTTCTACTTTGTGTGGCACAAAAGAACTAAAAGCAACTACCTCACCAGTATCAGGTTTAACTGTCTTAGTCTCTTCACCTGTCCTAAAAGATAGCTCACCACCCTCGTAATCGTTGTTTAAAAGAATCGAAACACCTATCTTGCGATTGGCAGAGATACCTTCTGCTCCCATATCAATGTGCCAACCATAACCATTGGAAGGTGCTGTGTACTTCATGACCTGAGCTTTCTCGATACCATCGATCTTGTATTTGAAGTGTTCGTTTATCTTGAGTGCAACTGATTGTAAGATTTTATAGAGTTCTTCTTCCTCAGCTTCGATGTAATAGACATCGACATCACGATATTCTTTGTTAGAAACTTTCTTTTTGGTTTGGAAGACTTTTCCTTTCTTAGGTTTGACCTTCTTGGTGATTGCTAGAAACTTCTCAACATCTGCTTGGGTAAGCGAAAAACCACCATGTAAACCATGTTTCGGTGTGGATAGATCAGACATTGTTACTTACGAAATCTTCTGACTTTCTTTGCAATCTTTTTGGGTTGTTTGACAAACTGCTTGCCTGCTTTGTTGCCTTTGGCTTTGGCACGATTGGTAGAAGCCTTTTCTGCTTTGGTCAGTGACTTCCATGCTTTGTCAGGTAAGTATCGTTTTTTGCCTTTACTGGGTTTGCCATCAGAAGTACGCCATTTTTGTGCACCCCACTTCTTTAAAGACTTTTGTGATTTTTTTAATGCCATTATTTTTTAGCTTTTGTCTTAGCTCGTTTAGATAAATCTTTAAAATGAAATAATTTTACACTGGTTTTAGTGTGTGACTTGTTGGTATGCAAAGAACCATCAGGCATTTTGTGAGTGTTACCTGTAAACAAAGTTCCATCTCTTTTGTAATGTTTTACACCTTTTGCCATTATTTGTAGCCTCCACCTTTAGCTTTGTATTGTTTGGCAAGCATCTGAGCTTTACGAGCACTCCACTGACCGGGCTTGCCTCCTTTACCACCTGCCTTGATCCTACTAAACAGATTCTTACGCATGGTAGGTTTAGTATAGTTACCTGCCTTGTTGACTGTGGATTTGCTTTTAGCACTACCACCTTTTTTAAGTTTGATGGTTTGTAGGGTTTTAGCTTGTTTTGCGTGTGACTTACTAGCCTTCTTCAAACCTTTTACAACCTTCTTGAGTTTAGCTTTGTTCTTACCACCTTTGGTTACTTGTTGTTTCATTTGTGACCTCGATATTACCATTTTACTTTGTTTGCCCAATAAGCCGCTGACATATTGCCTTTTGCAATGTTCTTGCCATGCCTAGCTTTAAAACTCTTCCTCCTAGCTTTTTGTCTAGCTGACTCACCTTCTTTAGGTTTGCCTGCTGTTTTAACACCCTGTTGACCAAAACGAATGGTTTTAACTTTGTCACCTGACTTAGCTACCACCACATGTGATTTAGTTTTGTGACTAGGAGTTCGTTTGGGTTTATTAAAACCACTAACGCCTGCTCTAGCTAATCTTGGGTCTTTTTTACTTGCCATTTATAACTTTAACCTCACTAGGATTTTTTGTTTTAGGTAAAGTATTAGTTTGATAATACTCAATATCATCAAACAAAGTAACTGTGTTGCCATCTGCATCTTTTATTAACTTGAAACTATCAGGATTATTAAGTTTGACCAAAACTTCGTTATCGACAATAGAGGCTTTTCCATTTTTGATGGCTTTTACGCCATAACCTTGTGAGTCTACAAAAACATTTTGTTTCATGGGATTAAAACCAAGAGTTATATCAGGATCAAAGATGTCTAATTCATCGTAGATACCACGCACAGAAGCCATTGGGAACTTAGGTTTAGTCCTACTAGCAATAGAATCTCTAGCTTTTTGATTTACTTTGAGCTCAATAGGTACGCCATTAGATTTAACTGTAACAGCAGGGTCATAACTTAGTGCTGTTCCAGTGCCAATGTTTGATTCAGAGTCACTGATCTTGCCACTCTTCAAAGTTTTAACATCATGAATAGTTTGAGCTTTAAACTTTTCTAGCTCAGGATCATCAAAAGAACTGTTAAGGTTTTTGCGAACATCAATAATCTTGCCTTCTTTAATCTTCGTGGGTGCAACCATTTTTTTTGTGGCTTGTTGTGTTCCTGCTGAGGCTTTGCCTTGTTTGATTAAGTCTTGAGCTTTTTGTACTTTGTTTAGAGATGCTATGCCTCGACCAACACCACTGACTACCTTTAGACCTGTTCCTGCTACTGCTCCTAATACAGGACCTACTACTGGTGTAGCATAAAAAGCATCTCCCAACATGCCTAAACCTTGCATACTGGCATCAAAGTAATCGCCTTCTTGGATGTTCTCTTGCATTGAAGGCATGGGATCACCTGAGAAAGCATCTATGAGATCAACCTCACTAGAAGGAAAGCTAGGATAATTACCACTGACATCAGGAATACTAGAGCCGGGTGCTAGGAACGATGCCATGTAAGTAGCTTGGGCAGGAGTAGGTGCGATTGCATCTGCAACTCCTTGGCGTTGATCTTGTTGCAACTGTTTAGTTTGCAAGTAACGATCAAATATGTCTATGTCATTTAGTGCCATCCATATCCTCGTAAATCTTCCAATTTAACTTTAACACATCTAACCATTCTTCCAAGGGTAAGACTGCAATCTTTTGATTGTCCTTCT